ACAGTATCAAATGAGGCTAGTTGGTCTAAATCTATTTTTAGTAAACATGATATAGATAGTTTTTGGGGTAGTAAAGACCATACATGGAAAAGAAAGTATAGAGATAATAAAATAATGAATTACTTATTTAGCACTATATTAGTTTGGACTACCGACATATGGCATTTGGCTAATACATTAAGGAGATTGGGTATCTATTTGGGTATATTCTTAGCTTTAACGATTAGCACAAATTTATTAAGCGAATTAATAATAATTTCAACATATATTATATTAAATATAGTTGGATTTCATGTATTGTACACATATTTTTTAAAAAAATAAATTAAAATGGATTTTAACAAGATTAACGAAAAGATTATAGAACAATTAAAAAATGAGGAATATTCATTATCTGGATGTGATATTTTTCATGATAAAAAAGTTGTACCATTCACATTATTAGAAGAGAGATTTGATGAAGTTTCAAAAAGATGTAAATCAGCTTATGATACTGATAGCATTACTTCCCAAATAATAACTGAACAAATGAGTTTGGTATACGAAATTATCCATTTGGAAGAAGAGCATAGGGATGAATTAGCTGATTTAGCGGTTAAGATGATAACAGATGAATTCAAGATACCAGAAGGTGCAGTAGATATTAATGCATCGTTCAATGGTGAAATAACTGATGAAGGTATTATTAGTAAAGAGAATATAACTGAGTATGATAATTTTGAATTTGATGATTACCAGCAACTTACTGACACCAATGATGAAGTGAGTAAAAGAAGAGTGTTAAATTCAATGATTCAAGGTGCGGCAAAAAAAGTGAATCATATGTTTCACATGGTTGGTGATGAAATAATGGATATAAACCCTAAATTATTAAATTTATACAAGAAATGTATGTCAGTAGCTGATTATATGTATTTTTTGATACCAGAAATGGATAAAATGATTAGAGGTGGTAAAAATACATGTGATTTAACGTCATCAAACAAACCAATAATAAGTTCAGAAGCGATTATATTCCCTGTGTTAATACATGAATTATGTAAAGGGGTCATGGAGTTACTAGCATCACATGGTATTCCACAAAAAGCTAACATTGCCGAATATGTTATAAATAAAGCTGATTGTATTGAAGATGAACCTTGGGATATGAGATTAGGGCCATCAATTTGGAAAAGATATACAAATGCGATACCAGATGAAGATTTTAATTTAAGGTATAACTTATTTGCTGAAATGTCTATGTTACCACCTAAAGATTTTAATTCACTAATGAAGGAAATTATTTCTGGAACTAAAAAGAGTAAAGAAATGCTTTCTGAAATGCTTTATGAGATAAAAGAAGAAATTAAAGAACGAGAATTTAACGAATCTATGGGTGATACCCATTTTAATGAAGAAGATTTATTTTAATATTTAAACCACCATTTTGGTGGTTTTTTTGTTTTTAATAGTGTTAACATATTTATAAATAAAAGATTATGTTAACAAATGAAGAAATATTAACAGAATATGTTAAATGTGTAAAAGACCCAATATATACTATTGAAACTTATCTTAAAACAAAAGATTTAACACAGGGGGGTTTTGTACCTTTTAAGTTGTTTCCAAGACAAAAACAGGTTGTAAGGGCTTATGAGAATCACAGGTTTAATTTAGTTACAAAACCAAGACAGGCTGGTATATCAACAACTACACAAGCATATCTGGCCGCTAAGGTTGCGTTAGCTGACCCAGATAACCCAGAAACAATTCTAATAATAGCCAATAAATTAAAGTTAGCTCAAAAATTTTTAAAGGGTGTAAAAGATTATTTATTACAGATACCAAAATGGGTTTGGGGAGATGATTTTTATGGTACTCCAGAAAAAGAGTCAAAAGATATCTTTGTATCAAATTCAAAAATAGAAATAGAGTTACCTAATGGTTGTCAAATAATAGCGGTAGCGACTTCTGAAGACGCATTAAGAGGGTATACACCTACATATCTTGTATTTGATGAGGCGGCATTTATTGATAATGGTGACGCAGTTTATGCTGCTGCTATGTCATCTTGTGCTACGGGTGGTAAAGTAATGCTTATATCTACACCAAACGGGATGGATTCTCTATATTATACAACATATGAACAATCTAAGATTGGTAAAAACAACTATAATGTTGTTGAAATGCGATGGTATGAAGACCCAAGGTATAATAAGGGGATGCACTGGATTAAGAAGGATAAAAAAGGTGAAGTAATTGAATCAATTGAGGAATATGAATATATTTTTGAAAATTTTGGTAAGAAAATTAAAGCAGGGTATAAACCAACTTCTCCATGGTATGAGAATATGTGTAGTACCCTAAATAATAATGCTAAAAAAATTGCACAAGAATTAGATGTTTCTTTTTTGGGGTCTGGTGGTAATGTTATTGGTGACGAGGATATAGCATACCATGAACAAAACAATGTTGAGGAACCAAAATGGGTTGATGGTATTGAGAAAGAGTTTTGGATATGGGAAAAACCAGTTAAAGGTCATGAATACATTTTATCTAGTGACGTATCCAGGGGTGATGGTGAAGATTCATCAACAATTGTTATAATAGACTTTACTACAATGGAGCAAGTAATGGAATACCAAGGTAAAGTTCCACCAGATTTATTGGGTGAATTGATTTATGAGTATGGTACATTGTATAACGCATATACGATAATAGATATAACTGGTGGTATGGGTGTTGCGACTGTGTTAAAATTAATAGAACTTAAATATAAACTACTACACTATGATGTACCTAGAGGTAAAATACTTAACAGTAAAAAATCTCAACTAAATGCGCATACTAAAGATAGTAAGATACCAGGGTTTAATGCAAATGGTGTTAGATTACCTATGATAGCAAATCTTGAGAGAATGATTAGAGAGGATTTGATTAAGATTAAATCAAGGAGAACTATATCTGAGATGAAAACATTTGTATATAGAAATGGTAGACCTGACCATATGAAAGGGTATCATGATGATTTATTAATGGCATTTGGTATGGCTCTATGGGTATTAGAACATTCATTTAAGAAGTTACAAAAAATGGAAAAACAAAATAAAGCTATACTATCTAGTTGGAAAATTGGTGTACCAGATAAAAATAATAAAACCTCAGTTAAAAAAAATGTAACTAGACCAAAATTTAGCTCAAAGCTCGCTAAAAATATGCAAGACCCAAATGGTGATTACATGTGGTTATTTGGGGGGTTTAAATAAACTTGATTTATTTGATATTTATATTATATTAATAGAAAAAAAAATATGAAAGATAAAAGACTAACAATATTTCAGAGACTTAACAATATGTTTGGGGTAGATGGTGTTCATCCACCTAAGCAATCTAATAAGTACTCTATAAATAATAATGTATTATTAAAAACTACCGATAAGAATGCTTATGAAACAGCAAAATTACAAGCGCAACAAAATAAGTACTTGGGTGGAATGTGGAGAAAAGTGGATAATGAACTTTTTCAAAAAGCCGTTCATTACGAAACTACTCGTATTGGGTCATATTCTGACTTTGAGAGTATGGAATTTTATCCAGAAATTTCTGCTGCCTTAGATATTTTCATGGAGGAATCGACTACTGTTAATAGCAAAGGTAGGGTTCTGAATATTTACTCAGATTCTAAAAGAGTTAAATCAATCTTGGAAGATTTATTTTTTAACAGGTTGGATATCCACACATCGCTACCTATGTGGACAAGAAATACTTGTAAATATGGTGATAATTTTGTTTTCTTAAATATTAGCGATAAAGCAGGTGTGACAGGTTGTAGGCAATTACCAAATTTTGAGATTGAGCGCAAAGAAGGTGACATTTTTAATAACGCCTATAATGGGAATACTTTAAACGGTTCTACTAAAGACGAAAATGAACCAAAGGTTAAATTTATTTGGAGAGGTAAAGATGTAGAATTCAATTCTTGGCAAATTGCCCACTTTAGACTTTTGGGTGATGACAGGAGATTGCCGTATGGTACTAGTGTATTGGAAAAAGCTAGAAGAATATGGAAACAATTGATATTGTCCGAAGATGCGATGTTGATATATCGTGTAACTAGGGCCCCAGAAAGAAGAGTTTATAAAATATATGTTGGTAATATTGATGATGAAGACGTACCATCATATGTTGATGACATAGCTAATAGGTTTAAAAGAACACCAATTACTGACCCTCAAACAGGACAAGTTGACCTACAGTATAACCAAATGGCTAACGACCAAGATTTCTTTATTCCAGTTAGAAGTGAAGATGCTCCTAATCCAATTGATACATTACCTGGCGCATCTAATTTGGATGCTATAGCTGATATCGAATATTTACAAAGAAAGTTATTTACAGCATTAAGGGTACCTAAATCATTTCTAGGGTATGAAGATGCAAATGGTGAAGGTAAAAACTTGGCAATGCAAGATGTTAGGTTTGCTAGAACTGTTAATAGGATTCAACAGGCGATGATTATGGAGTTAAATAAAATTGCGATATTACATTTATATTTACTTGGGTTTGAAGATGAACTAGATAATTTTGTTTTAACGTTAAATAACCCATCTACGCAAGCTGAAATGCTTAAAATTGAGCAAGAACAAACTAAGATTAACTTATATAGAGATGCTGTTAGTGATGCTGGAAATGGGTTTAGCGTTATGTCAATGACTAGAGCTAGAAGAGATATCCTTGGATGGTCTAATGATGAGATAACTCAAGATTTACTAGAGCAACGTCTTGAAAAAGCGGCAGCTGGTGAAATGGAAAACACTTCAGAGGTTATTAAATATACTGGTACGTTTGATGATGTTGATAGAATTTATGGTGATATCGATGTAGCTAAGGGTAAAGGTGGTGAAGGTGCAGAAGGGACATATGAAGGTGGTGGCTCTGGAGGGGGCGGTGGCTTCGGTGGTGGTGGTGACCTTGACTTTGGTGGTGATGAAGCTGGTGGTGATGAAGCTGGTGGTGATGAAGGATTGGACCTTGGTGGTGATGAAGGATTGGACCTTGGTGGTGATGAAGGATTGGACCTTGGTGGTGATGAAGGGCTGGACCTTGGTGGTGATGAAGCTGGTGGTGAATCTGGTCCAGCTGAAGAGTCTATTGAAAAAAAGGAGAATTTATTATTGGAGAATAGTATTAAGAATGATAAAATAATAGTTAAAAATAATAAAGATAATTTTAAGAATTTATTTGATGTTATTTCACCAAATAAAAAAGATATTTTAACTAGGGTAAAAATAACTGATAAAACGTTGAAAATAAATGAAGATATCAATAATATGATTAATGATATTGATAAAATGATAGATTAATAATTTTTTAATGCTAAAACAATATATTTATTAATAAAATTAAACTATGAAAAATTTTGGATTTATAAAGTCAGTATATAATGAATTGTTATCAGAATCAATATCAGAAAAAAATTCTGAAACTAAAGATGTGTTTAAGAAATACTTGAAGTTTATTAAGGAAAATGAAATACTTAAAACTCAATTTTTAATATATAAAAATATAGAGGATAAAATTGAAGAAAATGAAGCTAAGGCTGTTGAGTATATAAAAGAAAATATTGCCTTGATGAATAACTATTCTAAGAAAGAAATATTGGAGTCAAATAAAAAATTAACTAAAATTATTTCTGATAAAATAGGTACATTTAAAACTATGTATAATGAGAGTAGAATGAAACCACTACATGAAAGTATTACTACATTAATTTTTACTGAAAAAAATGCTGCCACAATTGATAAGATTATTGAGAGTATAGGTGTTGCTTCTGATTATATTAAATCACAATCAGTTAGAAGCGTTAAGAATATGAATGAATCATTAGGTGTTTCTAATGAAGTATTGACTTCAGTTGTTGTTGATAAATATAATGAAACTTATGACCAGTTAAGTGAGTCAGCTAAAAAGTTAATTGGTGTTGTAGTGGATTCAACTGAAAATGAAAAAATAGAATTTTATAAAAATGTATTAAAAGAATGTGTTGACTTAGTTAACACTAAACTTAAGGAAGCCGATTTGGTATTAAAAGAAACTCTTTTATCACTTAAGGAAAATTTATTGGATAGAAATTTTAATATTAAAACATTTGAGCAAGATGTATTAAAAATGTTCAAATTAAGAGACGATTTGAAAGATTAAAAAATTTGACTTTTTTTTATTTTTTCTTATATTATAAATAAAAATATTTATGATTAGGAAAAAGGGTAAAAAAATTAAAATTAACACACACTTAAATTACAAAACAGTTTCTGGAACAGTTGATAATAGAAATCCTAAATCTGTATATGTTTCAATTTCATCTTGGGCAATACCTAAGATAGATGAAGATATTAATTACGATAAAATTTTAACTTCAATTAATAATAGGGTTAAAAGAACGGTAAGTAATAAGATGAATACAGATATGTTTGATTCTAGAAGGTATATAATAGATTTTGACATGAAGTCATCTGGAATTAGATATGGTAAAAAAAGTTTTATGAATTGTGAAATAACTCTTTATCAGAAATTAAAATTAAAACTTAATGAAGATAATTTGCAACTAGAATTAAAGAAGATAATTGACAATGTAATTAAAGAAGTCTTTACTGAAAATCAGTATTTTTCATTTGAAAAAAAGAAAGCCTAGAATATCATTCTGGGCTTTTTTATTTATATGTGATATTTATTAAATAAAGATAACTAAAATAAAATATCATTATATAAAATGGGTAACGAATTAAGAATTTTAAAACATGGTCAAACTGGTTTCGGTTTGATGGTTGAGCAAGATGCAGGTTATATATCCCCTACCGATAGAAGAAATCTATCGTTAATACAAGAAGTTAATGAATTTGGTGGAGATTCAAAAATAATTGATAAACCATTAGAGTTATTTGTAGTTTTACAAAAATGGGGAGTTAAAAATAGAAACGGTAGAATTTATCCACAGCATATATTAGAAAGAGAGGTAGAAAATTACCAAAAACTAATCAAAGAAAATAGAGCAATAGGTGAACTGGACCACCCAGATTCATCACTAATCGCAGGTGATAGAATTTCTCACAATATAACTGAAACTTGGTGGGACGGAAAAACTCTAATGGGTAAAATGAAAATCATTATGACACCTGGATTTATGAAGTATGGTATTGTATCGACTAAGGGTGATGAAGTTGCTAATCTTGTTAGAAACGGAATTATGGTTGGTGTATCATCTAGAGGTGTTGGTTCATTGCAAGAAATAAATGGTAATAACATTGTTCAAGATGATTTTGAATTAATATGCTGGGATGTTGTTACAGCACCTAGTACTCCAGGTTCTTGGATGTTTAAAAAGCAAGAACAAGCTAGACCATTCATGGAATCAGTAGGTGAAAAGAAAAGTAAATTGATTAAAAATATCGATAATTTCCTTTTAGATTAAAAAAAAATATTAAAAACCGTGCTTTTGATATAAAAGCACATATTTATTTACAGTGGGTATATAATACCCATGAATAAAGATATTATAAAAATTATAATTAAAATGTCAAATAAGAAAAAATCAATTTTAGAAGAAGCAATCTTGGATGCTAAAAGAATTCAAGAAGCTTTGGAGTCTAACTCAAAAGAAATACTTCGTTCCTTAGCGAAAGAAGAAATTGACAATTTAGTGAAAGAATCTTTGGAAGAAGATTATATGGAGGAAGATTACATGGAAGAAGATGTTGACGTTGCAACTGTAGAACCAATGGAAGAGCCTATGGCTGATGCTGGAATGGACATGGAAATGTCAGATGAGGTTGAAGTTGATATGACTGGTGCATCTGATGACGAAGTAATTTCTGTATATAAAAAGTTAACAGACAATGATGAAATTGAAGTTGTTGTTAATGACGATGAACTTTATGTTTCGGTTGAAGAACCAGGTGAATTTTTATTCAAAATGGATTCTAAAGACGATGCTGATGTGGACATGGATGTAGACATGGATATGGAAGAACCTGCTATGGTTGAGCCTATGGATATGGAAATGGATATTGAAGTTGACGATGAAGAAGAAGTTGAACTTGATGACCTTGATGACCTTGAAGATGTTGACGATGAAATGGAAATGGATGCTGACGATGAAATGGATGCTGACGATGAAATGGAAATCGAAGAAATGGTTTACGAAATCGAAATGGATGAAGATTACATGGAAGAAGGTGAAGCTATGGAAGAGATAGTTGATGAAATGGATGAAGTTGAAATGGAAGAAGGTATGGAAGAATTGGATGAAATTGGTAGAACTAAGGGTAATTATGCCTTACCTAAACAGAAGGGTAGTAAAAACCCTGTAGCTAATAAGTATAAACCAGGTGGTGTAACAATCAAAGAAACCAAGCTTAAATCTGAGTACAAAAATCTTCTTAAGGAATCTAAGGAATTAAAAACAAAAAATGTTGAGTATAAAGAAGCTCTAAAGAAATTTAGGACGATGTTGGCTGAAACAGTTGTCTTCAATTCTAACCTTACTTATGTTACTAAACTTTTCATGGAACATTCAACAACTAAAAAAGAGAAAGAAAACATATTTGAAAGATTTGACGAAGAAGTTTCTACTCTTAAAGAGTCTAAAAAACTTTACAAAACGATTCAAAATGAATTAGGTTCTAGAAACCCAATCAATGAATCAATTGATAAAAAAATTAATAAAGAAGTTAAAACTGGAATTTCTAAGCAGTTAAACGAAAGCACTGCTTATATCGATAGAGAAACTTCACGTATAATCGGCTTGATGAAAAAAGTCGATAAAAGATAATAATAAAAAAAAATTAAAAAATTTAACTATGTCACATTTATTAAATTCTGGGCAAGTTGGTAACATCGGACTAAACCACATGAAAGCGGTTCGTAATCAAACTCAGACAAAATGGGATTCATTAGGATTCCTGGAAGGGCTTAAGGGCCACGTAAAAGAGAATGTTGCCCAATTATTTGAAAATCAAGCATCGTCTCTATTAACTGAAGCTACTGACGCTACATCTTCAGGTTCATTTGAAACTGTAGTTTTCCCTATCGTCAGAAGAGTGTTCTCTAAGCTTCTTGCTAATGATATCGTATCAGTACAGGCTATGAACATGCCTATTGGTAAATTATTTTACTTCGTACCACAAACTTCTAACAGAGTTGATGGTTCTGGAGCTGCTGGTGACCCATATGTTGATGGTGCTACTTATTCTGCACATACTTCTATGGCTGACACTGGACTTCCAGATTGTGTAGATGTATCTAACAATTGTGCTGCTACAACATTTAAAACTAAAGCACTTTATGACTTATTCTACAATGATGGTTTGTTTGATAACTCTAAAGGTACTGTAACAATATTTACTAATCCTGGTAAAGCTCTTGTTACTCTTGATGCTAGTGGTAATTTTACTGCTCAATCTGAATTAGGTGACCTTCCTACTGCTACTGATGGTTCTCTTAGAGGTGCAATTATGAAAATTACTGGATTCACTCAAGCAGGTAAAGGTAGACTTTCTGGTGCGGATGGTAATGAAATGGACACTGAAGCATTCTTGGCTTCTTTGAAAGTTACATCAACTGTTCAATTGATTGACCAGGATTCTGAAGAAGTTATCGCAGCTGGTACTGAAGTACCATTTAGACTTGTAACTCAAAAATATGGTCAAGGTATTGTAGCTTATGATGATATTTGCGATGCTGGTGGAAACCTTTACATTGAATTAGACCTTACTCACCCAGTTGATGCTGCTGGTACTTCAACTTATGATGGTTATGTAGGTATCACTATGGTTGGTTCTCAATCTGCGTTGACTCAAGCTGACTTTGGTGTATCTTGGACTCAGTATGCTGACCTAGAGCTTGAAACTGAACTTGGTGAAGTTTCTTTCAAACTTGATGAAGTTGTTGTTTCGGTTACTGAAAGAAAATTAAGAGCTACTTGGTCTCCAGAATTGGCGCAAGATGTTAGTGCATTCCACAACATTGATGCTGAAGCGGAATTAACTGCTATGCTTTCTGAGCAAGTTGCTGCTGAAATCGATAGAGAAATCTTGAGAGACCTTAGAAAAGCTGGTGCCGCTCAATTGAGATGGGATTATAACGGATGGAGAAAAGCTTCTTCTGCTGCTAGTCCTTATACTCAGAAAGATTGGAACCAAACGCTAATCACTAAGGTTAACCAAATTTCTGCACAAATCCACAAATCTACTCTAAGAGGTGGTGCTAACTTCGTAGTAGTTTCTTCTGAAATCTCTGCTATCTTTGATGATTTAGAATACTTCCACGTAAGTGATGCTTCTCCAGAGCAAGACCAATACAACATGGGTATTGAGAGAATTGGTTCACTATCTGGTCGTTACCAAGTATATCGTGACCCATATGCTCCAGCTAAATCTATGATTATTGGACATAAAGGTAAATCATTGCTAGACACTGGTTACATTTACGCACCTTACGTGCCAATGCAACTTACTCCTACAATGTACAATCCGTTCAACTTTGCACCTGTAAAAGGTATCATGACTCGTTATGCTAAGAAAGTTGTTAACAACAGATTCTACGGAGTTGTTACTTGTGATGGTGTACCAACATTCAATGTTAATGAATTAAGATAAGTATTTTTTTAACATAAATTAAAAGGTCAGATTAATTTCTGACCTTTTTTTTTGTTTATATTTGATATATTTATATTATATAAACCTTTTAAAAATAAAAATTATGAGCAAAGAATTAATAAAAGAAGCATTAAATAATTTAGTATATACCAAGAATAAGTATTTGTCTGATGATGAAAAGTTTAGAAAATATTTTAAGGGGTTAAAATTAAATGATTATAAAAATAATCCATTTCCAAAAAATGAATCAGATAAAACTAATAAAGAAATTAAATACCTTAAGAGATTAAAAATAGATAAAGATTTTGTTAGGTCATCAGATGATATAGCTGGTAGATTTAAAAAATTTTTTAAAGAAAATAACATGGATTATCCAGCTTTATTGGTGAATGGTTTAATAAGTGGGTCTAAAAATTTCATAATGAAATTAAAACATTTCTATAATAGACCAAGACCCAATCAAATCGCAAAAGAACTTGACATAGATTTAGGTATTGTTGATTTAAAATCAGCTAAAACACCATCATATCCATCTGGTCATACAGCGCAATCATTTCTAATAGCAAAAGTGTTAAGCGACTTATACCCCAAACATAAAGATAAATTAATTAATATTGCTGAAGAAATATCCAAAAGTAGAATGGTTGCAAAAGTGCATTTCCCAAGTGATATAAAATTTGGTAAAAAAATAGGTAGTACTCTATTTAGACAATATAAAAAAAATGGTAACTAAAATAAGAAGTTAAATCGTATTTTAAGTCGCTTATTTATCTGTTTTAAAGACTTTAATGAATTAATAGTGTAGTTGCACCACATTAAAATTTTAAGCCTTTATATGGTGTTTTTTTAATATTGATTTGACCGAATATACAATGATTCTTTTGAGTTACCACCCATTTTCAATTAATTTAACTACGGTATGGCTACCAATGTAGCCAAGACCGCCAGTTACTAAAACATTTCTTTTTATTTAAATCATTTTTTACAGCAATCGCAAGTGCAAGTTTCTTTACAAACTCCACCGCAATCACAATCTTTACAAGTACAAGTTGCCATAATTTTTGGGTTTTTAATAGCTGTTATTTCTTAATTCACTCTGGCTAACTATTCTAAAGCTAGTTACTTCTTTTGTGGTTGTAACTTCTAAATTAGATTCAACCTTTATGTCTATGTAATAAATACCTGGAATAAGACTTTCTGTGTCTAATAAGAAATAATTGTAATTATTAGCCATTTCAACATTCTGGAAATCTACTACGGTGTATTCGTTCTTACCTTCTTTAACGTATAATCTATATTTTACAGAATCCACTAATTGTTTTTGTTCGATAGTATAGGGTATTCTAGTTGATACAATAACTTTTCTAATGTCTCCCCTGTATATATCTTCATCACTCTTTATGCCACTTATACTAACACCAACTTTTTTGGGTAACATATCATCATAACCAATATTATAATAATCAGAACTATCTTTTAAAATGAAATCTAATTCTATATCTGGCCTTACTACCCCATTTATTGTAATGCCTGTCCAGGTATCTGTAAATTCTATACAATCAGTATTGTCTGATGTTGTTGGGACATTTATATCAATAGAATAAACACCTTTTGTTACATGAGTTACATCGCTAGGTGTATAGGCTGAAAAT